ATGAACCGTGACATCACTAGCATTCGGTTTAAGTTGTTTGGCCGACGTTTCTTCTGCCGTGTGTTTTGGTCAGAGGAACGTCGTACCAAATGGCTGCCGTCTTTGCTTGTTGGTTATGCGAGGAAAGCAACATGAACCGCGATGACATTGTCCTTATGGCTCGCAAGGCTGGCGGGATTGAATGTGATTGTTGTTTGCCATACCTGCAGGACTACTCAGAGAAAGAGCTTGCCGGGTTCTTGGAGCGCTTTGCAGAATTGATTGCTACTGCCGAACGTGAGGCTTGTGCTGAGTTGTGTTCGCGGCCCGTTGTTGTCCAAATGAATCCACGAGACAACCGCAGCACTGTCGGCGCTAATCAATTCATACGCCCCAAAACTGCTAGCGAATGCGCTACCGCCATTAGAGCAAGGGGTGAGTCTTGAACGTATATGGCTGCCACAACCGTTACCACTTGAAAGCAACCATTGATGTGCAGGATGGATGGTACATAAACGGCACGCGTCGAATGGTGACCGTGCCCGTGAGATCCACACCAAATTGCCAGTACGACAACAGAGCAATAGACAAGAAGTGCAGTAGCTGTAGATGGATCAAACCTCAATAAAGGAGATACCTATGAACGAAATCACTTTGAAGTTCACCACCGATGAAGTCGGCATGCTTTTGGCTGCCCTGTCTGCATTGCCCACCGGGTCGGGCGCATGGCCTTTGGCGATCCGCATCAAGACCGATGCCGAGTCTCAGTTTGTTCCAGCAGAAACTACGCAATGAGCCCGGACATGATTCGTGATTGGGCCAAGCAGACCATCCCTGCGTTGGCGTTTAGCGCTACCGATGAGGAGCTGGAAAGCCTGGCTAAGCTGATCGGCGCAAGCACCAGAGAACAATGTGCCTGGGAGTGTGAGATGGCCGGCATCAATGGCTATGGCACGTTGGCTGCGGCATTGTTGATTAGAAGGGAAGAGAAATGGACCGATACGTCGACGGCGCCCTGTACGACCTGAGCTTTCCGGTTACGTATGAGCAGCTGTGCATGATGCGCAACCTCATAGAGACTGGGATTGATAACTCGTACGACCGCGAGGAAAGGATGGAGCTGAGGACGCTGTTGTCCTCTCTCAACTCCGTTCAGATGGAAGGCGGCCGCACGTTTGGCGAGCTGATCAGGATGATCGAGACAGAAGGAAAGATTGAATAACAAGTTCACCCCTTCTGAGAGACGCCACCTGCAAAAGGTTAAGTCCTTGCCGTGTGGTGTGTGCGGAGCTGCTGGACCGAGCGATGCCCACCACATCGAGCAGCACAAGCAGTACCTGTGCATTCCTTTATGTCGGGACTGTCACCAGGGATCTCACAACGGCATCCATGGCGAGAAACGGATCTGGTCTGTCTACAAGAAGACCGAGCTGTCGGTTCTCAACGACACCATTAAGACGTTGCTGGACAATCCACAACCGTGTCAGAATGCGCGGGCCTCCTCCTAGTGGCGATAAGTAAAGCTCAGCCCCCTCTTCGTGAGGGGGTCTTTTTAACAACTCTAACAATGTTAGAGTTGATTCAGTCCTTCTGATGAGCCGTGAGTCGGCGAAACCTACGGGTAAAGGACAGCAGGACCTTCCGGTGTACTGGGCTGCGTGGGGTTTTCCCAAGGTCGAAAGGGTGGGGTAAGGGGTCGCGAACCCGAGCTGCAGCCCGAGTAGTAAACCGGACTGTTGACACAAGACGTTGTTGGACATACGATGTACTTGTCTGGGGTGGCTCCCCGGCAAACTATGGAAACCCCGATATTTTGGTAGGGGCTTTGTGTGACTCAAATCGCAATCCATAGTGCGCCGAGAGTTGCCCAACGCCAAGGGCCTAAGCCTCTACCAAAGTGTCGGGGTTTTTCTTTGGCTGTAGCAAAGCACCGTAGTGGGCGGGTAACGATTGCGCTACGGGAAGAGGCTCCTACAAGCAAGGGATAGTCCTGAAACAGGAGCAAGGGCGGCGAAGCTAGCACCCTTGGACGAGACGGCTGGCGGGTGCTGTGGCTCCGTAGAGGGATACAGTTGAAGGCGCACCTGGGATGGGCTAGGTGCGTCCACCATAGCGGGATGTTCGGGGTTGAAGTTAAGGTGTTGGGGTTAAGGTGTTGAAGTTAAGGTGTTAGGGGTAGACAGCGGTGGCCGGGTGGTAAAATGACCACACATGCAACAGATGAAACTGTTAGCATGCAACTGTTAGGAGGAGATATGGCATACCTTTGGTACACGATCAGGCAATCCAAGTACGGTCCTGGCTATGACGTTCACGGCTTCAAAGAGGCTGACAAGAACAGCGTTCTGGAGGGCCAAACGCTCAAGTGTTTTGTCGCCCTGTTCGACACTTTGGAAGATGCTCAGAGTGCCTATCCGCAGGCCAAGATGGGTAGCGAATGGACCGATCCCCAGGTCTCTTTGAACCACCTACCAGATGATGGTGGGTGGTGACATAGCCCGGCCGAATCCATAAACTGACAGATCCCACAAGGAGAACACATGAAGAAGCTGAACCTGGACATCATCCGTCTGGATGGTGGTACACAAGCCCGCGTAGCCCTGAACACCGACGTTGTTGCCGAGTACGCGGCACACCTACAAGAGGGCGATGTCTTCCCGCCGATCACCGTTTTCCACGATGGTAGCGACCATTGGTTGGCGGATGGTTTCCACCGTTACATGGCAAACAAGCAGAACGGTGCAACCGAGATTGAGTGCGACCTCAAGACCGGCACGTTGGAAGACGCCAAGCTCTGGTCTTACGGCGCAAACAGCAAGCGCGGCCTGTCGATGTCACGCGAAGACAAGCGCAAAGTTATCCTCCTCATGCTCCAACACTCGGAGTGGAGCAAGTGGTCCAACAATGAGATTGCCAAACATATCGGCGTGTCGAGCATGACCATCGGCCGGGTGAAGTCGGGCCTGATCTACGACGCCGAGAAAGAGCCGGAGCCCAAGCAGTTCACCAAGAAGGGCCAGGTCAAAAAGATGGACACCAAGAACATCGGCCGTCCCAAAAAGGAGCCGGTTGAACCTGTTGTTGAAGAGCCCAAGTTTGATGAGACGCAAGAGTTCATTGACGAACTCACCGACACCATCAATGCGTTGAGTCTTGAGAACCAGAAGCTCAAGGACATCATTGCGGTTGGCGCGTGGGATGCTACCGAGTTTGAGAAGATGGACATTCAAGAAACCATCGAGCAGCTGCGTGAGCAGATCCGCGTGTTGGAGATTGATAACAGCGCCCTGCGGGAAAGCCGGGACATGTTCCAGTCTCGCAATGCCGAACTGATGGATACTGTGAAGTCGCTGCAAAACAAGCTGAAGAAAGCCGCTTAAGCGGTCCAACCCAAGCCGGAGGGTTTCCGGTCGCTAGGAGAACACATGGAGCTGCAATTACGCGAGCACCAGATGCGAGTCATCGAGGAGCTTAGGGAAGGGTTTCGTCAGGGGCATCGAGCACAGCTGTTGTACGCCCCGACAGGATTTGGCAAGACCGAGGTAGCCATCTACCTCATGAAGGCCGCCAGAGAGAAGTGCAAGAAGTCAGCCATGGTGATGGACCGCATCGTTCTTGTCGACCAGACAAGCATGCGGCTAACAAAGTACAACCTACCCCATGGGGTCTATCAGTCGGGCCATTGGAAGTGGGATCCGACTGAGCTCATTCAGATCTGTAGTGCTCAGACTTTGGAGCGGCGGGAGACTATCCCCGGCATGAACCTGATGATTGTGGATGAATGCCACATCGCCAGAAAACAGACGATCGAGTTCATCAAGAACAACCCGCACGTATCTGTCATAGGTCTTACTGCCACTCCGTTCACCAAAGGACTGGGTGATGTTTACGACAACGTCGTTACCGGGGCGACAAATAGCTGGCTCGTCGACAACAGCTGGCTAACACCGCTCAAGGTCTACATCGCCAAAGAAATCGACATGGCCGGCGCAAAGAAGGTTGCCGGCGAGTGGGCTCAGGATGAAGTTACCGAGCGTGGCATGAAGATCACCGGTGACATCGTTGAGGAGTGGATTAAAAAAACCCACGAGGTCTACGGCAAACCAGAAAAAACCATTGTCTTCTGTGCTGGCGTAGCCCACGGGGCGGACCTGGTTCAACAGTTTGCCCGGCATGGCTATAACTTTGTTTCGGTCAGCTACAAAGACAACGACGACTTCAAACGCCAGGCCATTGAAGACTTCGCCCGATCGGACACAGAGATCCACGGCCTGATCGCAACCGACATCTTGACTAGGGGTTTTGATGTCCCCGACGTCAAGATTGGCGTCTCGGCTAGACCGTTTTCTAAATCCCTATCGAGCCATGTTCAGCAGATGGGGCGCGTCATGAGGCCCCACCACTCAAAACAGTTTGCTCTGTGGCTGGATCACTCAGGCAACTATCTGCGGTTCAGAGATGAGTGGGACCAGCTTTACGCTGAGGGCGTCAAAGACCTCGACGATACGGTTGAGAAGGCTAAGAAAGAACCAACCACTAAAGAGAAGGAGGCATCGAAGTGCCCATCCTGCGGGTTTCTATGGCCTAAGTTTGCTGACATGTGCCCGGCATGCGGTCACGTACGGCAACGTCGCAATCAAGTATCTGCCGTTGCTGGTGAGCTGGAGGAATTAACGTCTAGCGTTACGAAGATGGACATCAAGCAGCAGTTCTACTCTGAGCTCATCTCATACGCCATGGCTAAGGGCTACAACCCAAACTGGGCGAAACATAAATACAAAGAAAAGTTCGGCGTGTGGCCCAAGGGTCTGCATGAATCACCCGCCCCTATCAGCGGGCCGACAGCGCAATGGATCAAGAGCCGGATGATTGCCTACGCCAAAACGCAGCGCATCCGTGTGCCATCTTTGAGGGTATGACATGACGTTTGAAGACTTTGCCAGGGCTTATGGCCTGATGTTGAATCATGTTGTATTGGGTAAATGGGTGGCCGTCCCCACGGAAGATCACCCCAGAAAAAGGAACGGCAGATACAAGTTTATGGGTGGCGTGGGCTGGGTTCAGAATTGGGCGACCATGACCAAGCCTGAAATGTGGCGCTCAGACGTCACCAAAACGCCCACAATCGATTGGAAGCGCGAGCAAAGGGTAGCTGATGAGGCGCGTATAGATGCGTCACGCAGAGCCGCTCAAAGGGCCGGCTGGATCATGCACCAAACTGAATCCACCAAGCACCCCTACCTGTCGAGGAAGGGGTTCCCTGATGAAATGGCTAACGTCTGGGACAACGATGGGGAAAAGATTCTAGTTGTGCCAATGCGGATGGAAAACCGCCTGGTCGGGGCCCAGCTCATCACCGAGGAAGGGCAGAAGAAGTTCCTCCCCGGTCAGAAGACGAAGGGGGCATCGTTTGTTCTGGATGCAAAGGGTGTCCCCATCTTTGTGGAAGGGTATGCGACGGCCCTTAGCGTCCGTGCCGCGATGAAAGCCATGAAGATTCGCTACACCATCCATGTGTGCTTCTCGGCAGGAAACATAAAGGCTGTGGCTGGCATGATCCCAGGCGGGGTCGTCGTCGCAGACAAAGACCTCAACGGGGTCGGCGAGGCTGCCGCCCGGGAAACAGGCAAGCCGTATTGGGTATCCGATACAGTCGGTGAAGACTTTAACGATTTTCATATCCGCGTCGGACTGTTCCATGCCACCTCCTCGCTTAGGAAGTTTCTTGTTGAGAATGCCAAAGACTCAATAGCCTCCTGAACCTGGCCTCGATCTGGCGAACCCTTTCGCGCGTAAGTCCGTAGGGTTTGCCAGCTTCAGCCAAGGTCGCCCCATCTTTCCGTGCATTGAGAATTGCCCAGTATTTTTTACGCGCCTGATCTGGCGTGTATCCCGGAGCGATGTCCTCGTACAAAGTGTTGAACAGCTCTGGTGAGGGAAAGTCCACCAGCGTTATGGGTTGATTAGGGTCCGTCCCCGCAATAGGCACGCGGCCGCCGAATGAGCTCAGATTCATAGCCAGCCGTATCCCACCCAAATCAAAACCCATAGCGTCACGCCGGCCAGAAACCAGCCGCTCATGTCGCGGTCGTCCTCAACGTACAGCGGCGCGTCAAACCCATACGCCTCCCGCATTGAGCGTGGCGTGTGGTAGTCCTTGAAACGGTATTCAGTAAATTTTTTCATGTCAGCCCCCTGTCATATGCCTCGCGGCGCAGGTCGTCGTCGGTCATGTTGTGATAACCGGCAAACCCGTCCCGCAAAATCATGGTGAAATAGTCCTCACGCCCGGCCGGGGCAGCGTAACTGCCCACGTCCAGGTCAAAATCAACAAGACTGCGGATCAACCGCAGCCGCTCTTGATGCGTCACTCAACCTCCTCATAAGCCGAAAGAATGTCGAACATCTCGACAATGTCGAGCGGCAATTGCGCCGCTTCCTCCCGGCTGGACATCTCGTGGTAGTCGTCGACGCCATCGTCGTAGCGTCCGGCAAAACCGCAGCCCGGTTCAAAGTAGTATGCATTGACTTGCAAGCGTTCTGCAACAAGCCATTCATAAACCGCAAGTGGTGGCGTCCATGCAGACTCAAACTCGGCCGACATATGGGCGAGACCATTGGGTAGTTCGGTAACTTGGCAATACGCCTCCGGCCCTCCCACGTCCCACTTGGTCCCCCAATTGGCTAGTCGCCACTCGTACCACCCGGTATATCCGTACTCGGCTTTGAGCCTGGCACGCAGCTCGTCCTTGGCGTCGGCGTCCATGCCACCGAATGAGCTCGTGTCGTTATTCATTAGCGGCGCAGGGACCGGCAGAATGAATTCCAACAGTTCGCCCTTGGCAAAAGCCTCGGCCAGGTTATTGATCCGCTCGCGCGGGCCCGTGATTTCCAACGTGTTCATGCACCAGTTCGGCATGTTGCTCTCCTAGAAAAACAGCCCTAAAAATGCCAGCGACAGCCAAAACAGGCATGCCGCCAGCGTCCACAGTTTCCCCTTGTGCCGGGGTTCTTTGCCCTTCACTCCAAAATGCCCGCCTCACGCAGGCGTGCGTCAAACTCGGCTAAAAGCTTCGTCCGTCCCCGCGTTTGGGTTCCCAGAATCTCGCGGATGATGGTCGCGGCCGACCGGCCCCGGCGGTGCATGCCCGCAATCTCAAGCTTCAAAGCGGCCCGCAGGGTGATAAGTCGAAAGCGTTCGATGTTCCCCCCGGTCAGCATTGGCATCTCCAAATTACTTTGTCGATGATGTGCAGGACATCCTCGCCCCCCGGCTTGTCCTCGGCCCATGCCCTAATGGTGGCAAATGCGTTGCGCAGGGCCATGGCGTTTTCGCTCTTCCGCGAGTTAAAAACGACGTCATTGCCAAGCTCGACCATTTCGATCTCGGAGTCGTTGTCCACATGGCGGCCGTAGACGTCTATGTCGCCCGCGATTTGCTCCAGGTCGTCCCGGTCGTCGAATCGGGCCCGCGCTATGGCAAGGCCAAGTGTGTGCCAGTCTTCGCGCGTCCATGCCGACGTGTCCACCGTATCCGGCAAGTCCGCCCGGATTTCGTACAAATCGCTCTCTTCCAAAATCACAATCACTTGCATTTTTTGCTCCTCAGTGCGGCGAGCGCCGCTTGATAGGTTGAATACCGGCCGCCCATGGGCATGTGATGTGGTCCCCGGACGATGTACCAGCCGCCCAGAAGCTTGTTGTGTGTGATTTTCATGCGGCCCTCACAATGTTAATGACGCGCTTGGATTGCCAACCGTGCGCCTCAAAGGCCACGATGTGGGTGCGTTTCTTCGCGCACAGTTGGCAGGTCGCGCAGGTTGTGTATTCGCGGTGCTGTGCCGGGCAGACTACGTAATGCCGGCCGGCCGGAGTCTTCCCCCACAAGGGACCGCCCGGCTCCACGATTGCCACCACCGGCCCGATGTTCAAGTCGGCGAGCGCGTCGGCTTGTTTCAGTGAGTCGGCACTAAGGTTGATGGTGAACCCGCTCAGGTTGGCATTGAGCACGGCGCTGCGATTGTCCCGGTCGGCGTCCAGCCGCATCATCGAGTGATGGGTGTACGTAAACCCCCGCTTGCCACGATTGGCGTCAACGATCCGCTGCAAAGCTTCCACGTCGATGCGGCCGTCGGTGTGCGGCAAGTCGCCCGCTTGGTTGTGTCGCCACAGTTGGCCCCTGGGTAGCCGCTTAACCTGGGCGGCGAACGCCTCCAGGCTCACGCCCTTGGTTTTTACTTGTCGCCACCAGATGCCGAGCTTGCCCTGTTCGGCGTAGCATCCGGCCCCTTTGAGTGAGCACGTCGGCGGACATGAGTCCGACGTGGTGGTCGAGACCGGAATCGGCCCGGTCTTTCGATTGCTGCTGACTCTCGTCAAGTGATACATGGTTTCGTCTCCTAGTAGATGCAAGTCTTCGCTTGCATGTCATGAGAATGCGGGCCCGACAGTAGACTGTCAAGGCCCGCGTTTAGTCAGGGAATGCAGACTTCAAACATTCCGTCCGGTGTTGTTGTGATCCGTCCCGGCGCTTGATATCCAAATTCATAACCCAAGCCGTCAAGCCGCTGGGCCTCTTTCCGCGCTACCGCTGCCGCTTGTTCCGCGTCCGCTTTGTCAGCGTAGACAAGCCAAGACACTTTGCACCCGCTGCGGGCGCGTTGATGCGAAGGGTAAGTTCCCATTTTGATGCCTCCCAATGTTAAAGAGCGCGAGACTGGCCCGCGCCCCTATTGTAACACACTCTTGACAGTCAAGCAAGTCGCCCCAAATCAGATGAATCGGGAAAGGTTGCGGATCCAGTGGTCGCGGTCAATGTGGCTACCCTTGACGGTGAAGGTTTGCCCGGCCGCCTTCATGGCCTCCACAAATCGGCTCGCGTCGCAATCCTCCTCGAGGAACGCCCGGTCCCCGCGAATGTAAGAGTAGTCCGAGATATCCCCGGCGATGCCGAGTGTGTCCAGTAGTCCGCGTGGAACCTCGAGCCAGCCATGGCCAGGGTCAGAGTGCATTGTTAATTGCATGGTGTTTTCCTCAAAAGGGTCTCGATACGCTCGGGTGTCCAGCCGAGCCGGGTTAGTGCAGCGCGGAGCGCGTCGGCGAACGTCATTGGTAAAGGTCCGGTGCATCGACTAGGTCGGCGCACGCGAGCCACAAAAGGCGCATCAGGTTAGCCCCCCGGTCGGAAAGGTGCGTTTCCGTCCACGCCCCGGTCTCCCTGAGCGTAGACACCACGGCCTCGGGGTCCAGGCTTTCCAGTTGCCCCCTGATAAACGGGTCGCGCATCAGGTCGACAATGTCGCCATCACAGTCGCCCGGGTGATAACCCCGGTGTGCCTCGCTCATGGTTAGCTGAAGCTCTACCCGGCCCGAACTGCTAGACCAAAAAATGACGTCGCTCATGCCGTCCGCCCTTCGCCCACGTCCGGCACGAACACGTAACCGGTCTGCAATTCGCCCCCGTGGTAAGCCCACGACCATTCGAGCCGGCGGATCAATTCGCTAGCGGCCTTCCAGTGGGCGGCCTCGCCGTCGAGCTCGTGCGGGTAGCCGATGGTGACGGAATGGCGGCCGCCGCTCGTCACGGCTTTGATTCGGGCGCCTCGAAAGGTCGTCGGGCCCAAGTACTTGGTCACAATGCATTGCATGGTTTTTGTCTCCCAGTAAGGTGCAGGGCGCACCACAAGGCACTCATCGAGCGCCCTAGTTGAGCCCGGCTATCGGTAGATTTCGACAAACTCGTCGCCCTCGAATACTCGGAACCCGACCGCTGAGGCGCGGGCCGTGGCGTCGCGCTCGCAGGCCTCTATGCCCGGCCAGCCGCCGCCGGTCTGCATGAATAGGTCCGAGTAGTGCCCCGGCGGCACGCCCAGGCCTAGGGTGCGGGCCCATGAACCAAAAACGTCTTCGCATTCGGCCGCGACGGCCTCGGGCGCGGTGACTAGTGCATCGTCAAGGTAGGCAAGCGAATAGTCTTCGCCCTCAGGCACTAGCCAACAGTCGTAATGGGTAAATTGGATAGGGTCGGCGTCGGGCTGGGTGTCAAGAAACATTATTTTTGCTCCAGTTTGGAATGGTCGAAAGCGGCCGATAAATAGTCCCGCAGGGCGACAAGCTCGGAAAGCTCGGTCGACTCCATGGGCGCGTGGTACTGGCGGAACGCCGGCAGGGCTCGCAGGGCTTCAAGTATTAGGTTGCACTCCGTCAGGGTCAGGTGTACGCGGGGCGTAATAACCATCACGCCTCCGCTCGGGCGATAGCGTCGCGGGCCTTTGCCCATGCCGAATCGATGCGATGGTCATTGCATAGACCGTATAAGGCCGCCTCGCACGCGCGGAGTGCTTCTAACATCTCGGGCGCGGCTGCGATTAGTCGGGCGTTCGCGGCTTGTTCGTCTGCATGCGGCCCGGTCCAACGGTCCAGCCAAGCGATGACTACATTAGAAGGGCTCAGGATGCCGTCCTGGCCGTCAACGTGGCGATAAGGTCCAGCCCAGGGGCCGGGTGTATGGGTAGACATAGTGTGAGCTCCAAAAAGAGGCGGGCCGGAGCCCGCCGGGTGATTAGCCGCCGAACATCTCGTAATCTTCGAGGGCACTAACAAGGCCGTCGAAGTCCTCAGAGGGGCCCAGCAAGTCCGCCATGGTGCGGACGACCTCGAGCGGCACGCCGGTTTCGTCGGACAGGTCAGCAAGATAAGCCCGGCGGTTCGCAAAGCCGTTATCGGTATAGATAGACATGATTTTTGTTTCCCAGTGGCACGCGGACGGCCCGCGCACAATCATTGTTGTGTGCATTGCGTTGACTGTCAAGCGTATTAGGTGCGGCCTGGCTGGGCGGTCTAGTGCGAAGCACGCTAGACTAGTGCACCGATTCCCGAGGCATACCCATGACCAGGCTTACACGTAAGGTAGTAGCAGAGACTCTACAGAGTGTCCCTATAGACCAGATACTAGTAGGGGCGTCTCGCGGATCGCCAAAGGCACTCACAGCGAAACAAAGGCGGTTTGCGGAGGCGGTGGCAAGGGGAGAGACAAAGGCCGGGGCTTACCGGGCGGCGTACAACACCAGCGCCAAGCCAGAAGTACAGAGCGGCGAAGGGGCGCGGCTTTGTGCTAACCCGAGAGTGGCCCTGCAGATTGAGGCGTTTAAGGTGGCGGCTGAGGCGAAGAGATACGCAACCCCTGCCGCTCTGCGGTCTTTAGTCATCGAACAGTTAACACAGTTAGCCATCAACCCGGACGTTAAAGACGCCCAGCGACTGCGTGCTCTTGAGCTACTCGGCAAAGTTACAGAAGTCGCGGCATTCACCGAACGCCGGGAACTGGTGAAGGTAACGGACGCCGGCGATGCGCGGACCAGGCTGGTCGACTCACTGCGTCAGGCGCTGGCGGTCGTCGATGTCCAGGCTATCGAGCCCGACCTACTAGCTGAGCTCAGGCCTGCCGGTGACGTGGCCGGGGAGGGGCTTGTCGATTCGGCCGGCGACGCGCCAACACCCCCCACCCCCTGAATCGGCCGGGCTCCGCGCAGCGCCATAGCTTAGTATTCCGCTCACCCGATCATTTCGTTTTGCGCTTTCAAACCCAGCGGCTACTACCCCGTAACTTTGTTACCTAAAATTACCTAAAGAAATTTTATGCTGCAGTGCAACTATAACATTTGTTATAGTACGGCACTATAACTTTGTTATAGAACACCCCCCCCCTTGTGTGCGAAGTACTTGACCCCCGGGGGGTATATTTTGTAAATTTCGAGATGGGTATATTTGTACTGAGGATGCTATGGAAGCGAAGATGGGTGGGGATCAGGCTGTTATGTACTTTGTTAAGTCACAACCTTGGCTGCCGCACTACACAAGGAAAGGTATCTACGTGGCACCAGGTGGGATAGAGAGGACAGAAGAGGAGCTGATCTCTATGGGTGCTTATAGGAAGGTAACAGTGTTATGGAGCCGGCTATGGCAGAAACGCTGAGGGAGATGATTGGGGAGCTGAATGAAGAAGCTCTTTTGTTAGATCCTGAGTTCTTTGACCAAGCCCTTATCGGCTACGCCGAACGGTGCGGGATGTTGGTTGCGGCGTACTCCAGGGAAAAGTGCGTGGAGCTGCTTGTTACCCATGAAGAGATGACTTGGGAAGAGGCGATTGAGCACTTTGAGTACAACATCTTGGGGTCTTGGGTTGGGGAGCACACCCCTGTGTTTATAACGGAGTTGACTTATGACCCCGGCACAACATGATCTTTACTTGGTGATAGATGAGTGGTGGAAGAAGTTCGGCTATGGTCCGAGTGTGGACGACCTCATGACGGTATTGAATGTTAAAGGAAGAGGTAATGTCCACAGGAAGATGAAGCGACTGGTGGAATTAGGTTACTGCAAGTACATCAAAGGTGCTGCTAGGACTATCCGACCTTCTTACCTGAGGATCAGAAACATTGAGTGATCTGTTTGAGCTCTTGCAGAGTCTCCCTGAGGACAAACTTCTCAAGGTGATCGATGCCATGCCGGAAGGGCAGAGGGAGCACCTTTTAGAGATCGCTGACGAGTACGCTAACTCTGTTAAGCGGGAGAAAGGTCAGCAAGACTTTATGGTCTTTGTTAAGACCATGTGGCCCAACTTCATCTCGGGTCGCCATCATTCGGTCATGGCCAAGGCTTTTGAACGTGTAGCTAAGGGTGAGCTTAAGAGGCTAATCATCAACATGCCTCCTAGACATACCAAGTCGGAGTTTGCCTCTTACTTACTCCCGGCTTGGTTTTTGGGTAAGTACCCGGACAAGAAGATCATTCAGTGTTCTAACACGGCAGAACTAGCCGTTGGTTTTGGTCGCAAGGTTAGAAACCTTGTGGATGGGGAGACCTATGCAAAGATCTTTCCTAACGTAGCGCTTAGAACAGACTCCAAGGCGGCAGGACGGTGGTCGACTAATAGAAATGGCGAGTATTTCGCTATTGGGACGGGCGGTGCGGTGACAGGTAAAGGCGCCGACCTATTGATTATTGATGACCCACATAGTGAACAAGAAGCAACACTGGCTGAAACAAGCCCGGAAATCTACGACAAGGTCTATGAATGGTTCACTTCTGGTCCACGGCAGCGTTTACAGCCTGGTGGCTCTATCATTATTGTGCAAACGCGCTGGTCAAAAAGGGATTTGACCGGCCAAGTCTTAAAAGCCTCTGCCCAAAGAGGTGGAGACGAGTGGGAAGTCATTGAATTTCCTGCAATTTTGCCCTCAGATAACCCTTTGTGGCCGGAGTTTTGGAGCAAAAAGGAATTACAAGCCCTTAAAGATGAACTGCCCAACTCCAAATGGATGGCGCAGTACCAGCAAAACCCCACTTCTGACTCATCGGCTATTGTTAAAAGAGAATGGTGGCAGGAATGGGACCATCCCCACCCTCCGCCGTGTGAGTTTGTCTTGATGGCAGCCGATACCGCTTATGAAGCACACAATAAGGCTGACTATTCAGCCTTTACGGTGTGGGGTGTGTTCTATCAAGCCGACGATAATGGGATAGAACAAGCCAATATCATCCTTTTGAACGCCGAAAGGGACCGCATTGAGTTCCCTGAGCTTAAAAGAAAGACCTTGGAGCTCTATAAAGAGTGGGATCCTGACGCGGTGATGATTGAAAAAAAAGCTTCAGGTGGTCCTTTGATCTATGAACTAAGGGCTATGGGCATACCAGTCCAAGAATTCACCCCTGTGAGAGGTAAAGCAGGTCAGAGCAACGACAAGATCGCCCGATTGAACGCTGTTTCAGACATCTTTGCCTCGGGGAGGGTGTGGGCGCCTAACACCCAGTGGGCAGAAGAGGTCATTGATGAAGTTGCCAGCTTTCCAGCTGGAGAACATGATGACTACGTAGATACTGTATCTTTGGCGCTCATGCGATTTAGACGGGGCGGGTTCATTCGTACGACCCTGGACGAGGAAGACGAGCCGGTGTATCAGAGAAAACGCGAGTATTACTAAGGACAAGCCATGGCAATCGAAAAAAGCCTTTATGCGGCACCGCAGGGTATTGAAGAGCTAGCTACACCCGATATTCAGATTGAGATCGAAGATCCTGAGGCGGTCAGGATTGGCATTGACGGTATGGAGATGGAGATCCGTCAGGTTGAGCCTGAGTTCAGCGCTAACCTGGCTGAAGACATGGGCGAGCAAGAGCTCCATATGATCGCAGGAGACCTTCTTGGCGAGTTTGAAGAAGACGTCTCCTC